TTCCCTGGAATATTTGAGAGTGCAAAAGAACGTGAGGCTCAAATTGTCTGACGGACCGAAAACACACTTAGGGTTTCTCACCATGGCGTTTCGCTCATATGGTAGTCGAAGACAAGGTAACACTGGTCGTGGTACTAAATCTCGCCGCCGTCGCAGTACACTGCGTGCTCGTGTGCGGTGGCAGAAGCCGTCAGCGCGAAACCAGAAGAAGCAATTGAGTTCATTGACAAGAATCGCTCTGCGAAATGCAAAGATGCTTAGCGCTCAGCGAACATTTTGTGATTGGGTTCTTACGGGAACACGACAGTTTTCAACCGCCACTTCAGTAATTACATTGATGAGTGTTGATTCATGGAATCCTACAATGAGACAGAATTTGGATGTTGTGACACAACAGCGCACATACATTCGTAATATGAGTTTGTCTTGGTATCTTGATGGATCAGCATTGAATAATGATGCACAGGTGACTATCTTCTTAGTTTCACTTAGGAGCACTGCTGCGAATTGGGACGGAACATTGACAGAGAATACTGAGTGGTGTAATCAAGGAGCAAAGAATGCTGTAATGTTGAATCCAAATATATTCAAAGTGCATTGGACAAGACATTTCAATGTCTTTCCCGAGCAGTTTACTACTGCTGATGGCTCCGCACGTCCATCTGGCAATCCAAATGCAGAATATCGTCGTGGTAGGATCAACATTAAATCCAAGTATTCAATTATGGCTCCTGCAGGGCAGACGTGGAAGCAAATGACGTCCGATCAGTTGACTCCACATAGACGTCTCTTTTTGTTGATCTTTCCTCAGACTGATAATCCTCAGTCTACTCTTATGACATTTAATTTTGGCCTCAAGGCAACAACTGTCAACGCCGACTAGCGAAGCGGTCGGCGCGTCCCGGGGGCTGTCCTATTAAGATTCTATTAGGACAGCCCCGGGACTCCCGGGACGCCTCCCATGGGCGGCTCAAACAAGCGGTCTGAACGCGCTGCCAAAGCCAAGGCGAAAGGAGAGAAGCCGTTTCGTATCAATAGGAAACAAGTTGGCTTGACATATTCATGTCCAATTGATCGTCATCATCCAATTGAGTCACGTGAGAGTATCAGGGATTTCGTCACAGAGAAATTTGGCGCGAACGTGCATCATGTGTGCAAAGAGTTTCATAAAAACGGTGAGAATCATTTTCACGCTAATTTCAAATTTGATGCTCAACTTGACATTGAGGATGCACGTGCATTTGACATAAACGGTGTGCATCCAAATATAATACATGGCGGGCCAGGGTGGATTAAATATTGTTCAAAATCCGATCCAGACGTACTTACCAACGTGGAACCCTGCCCCTTTCGACAAGCGCTTGCGGCAGCAACTGTCGCAGAGGGGATGGATATTCTCGCACTACGGAGACCAGGTGATTATTTGCGATTTGGACAATCCATGGAACGCAACTTACGGCGTCGTTTGGAGACCCCTCGGACAGCGATCCTGTACTACGGTCCTTATGTTTCCTCCTGGTTTCCATCCAATTGGGAACCGTATCGGCATAGTTTACTCCTCTGGGGCGCTGCAGGTATCAACAAGACTCAATTCGCAAGATATCTCCTATCCCATTTGGTAGGTGAATATGATTATATCAAAGGATCTCACGAGAGTGTGAAACATCTATCCATGAGAAGAGCTTTCATACATGATGAGATCAAGTGTTTGAGTGATAAATGCACGCCAGAGAATTCGAGAGAGATCACTGACGTGGAGAATGGTGGTGAGGTAGAATGCCGCAACAGCAACGTGAGTATTCCGCCTGGGTTACCACGGATTTTCATTAGTAACTTAGCCTTTCCTTTTCGTGACCCTCAGCAGTCCGTGTACGGAAGACGGGTCGTTTCACATGAAGTGTGTGCACTATGAAGAATAAAACCTGATGTATTAAAAAAAAACATGAGCGCGCTTGCGCGCTAGAATATGAGCAACGCGAATCCAGTTGACGAAACACTCATTAGGCAGACTCAACCCTACTACATGATCTAGGCCCCAGGGGCCCCTTAGGGGTTCCCATTATGCCCTGGGGCCCCTTAGGGGTTCCCTTTATGCCCCTTAGGGGTTCCCTTTTAGGTCCCCTTAGGGGTTCCCTGGAATATTTGAGAGTGCAAAAGAACGTGAGGCTCAAATTGTCTGACGGACCGAAAACACACTTAGGGTTTCTCACCATGGCGTTTCGCTCATATGGTAGTCGA